TTAAAATGGAATGGAACCGATCTTTCTGTCTTGGGCTACAATGTTTGGCATAGCAATAACGATGGATCTGGTTCTGGGTTAGATGCGGATAAACTTGATGGCTTACACGCCTCATCTTTCAATCAAACAATTGGAACAGACACCGATCTTTCTGCCTCTGGGGCTAGTGTTATTTCTAGCATTAATGTTACTGATGGCGTTATTACATCGATGGGTACTAGGTCACTGACTTTGGCAAACCTTGGTTACACTGGAGAAACGAATGCAACCGCAGATCAAACAGCAGGTGAGATTAAGACACTTCTACAGACTGTTGATGGTAGTGGATCTAATATAGATGCCGATTTATTAGATTCCAAACATTTAGCAGACATCATACCCAAGCCTTCTCAAAGTGACTTTGCTGATGGAACTCTTGTAACAACATCAATCGATGCCAGCGTCACTAACGGTGAATCTTTTGTTATTGAGGTATCTGGTAAAAGTTACAGCTCATCGGTTCCTCCGCACATGGCTATTGCCCAAGGGTACATATATAATAACACCATTATAAATTTCTCTGGTGTTAATATTACTGGGAATACCTTTACAACTATTAAGGCTATGAACAATAACGGTTACCTATCTTTCTGGTGGCCGAGACACGCATATTGGAATGCCTATAATGTTCATGTTCGAAAGATGAACGGAACATCAACAGGGGGTGATAATGAAGTTACTTCTATTGCTAACTCAACAGAACCATCTGGGGCTACAAAGAAAGTAACAATTAACTTAGCTAAGACTTGGAACTCTTACAGCGATGGTTCTGGTTCTGGGTTAGATGCAGACAAACTTGATGGTTTACACGCTTCATCCTTTAACCAAGTAATTGGAACGGACGCTGACCTCAATACTTCTGGTTCTGCTATTATAGATAACATTAATGTTACTGATGGTGTTATTACATCGATGGGTACTAGGTCGTTAACTTTGGCAAACCTTGGTTACACTGGAGAAACGAATGCAACCGCAGATCAGTCTGCTAGTGAGATTCTTAATCTTCTCAAGACTGTCGATGGGTCTGGGTCTGGATTAGACGCAGACACACTTGATGGAGCGCAACCTAGTGCTTCTGCAAGTAATTCCACTATCGTTAAAAGACACAGTAGTGGTTATATTTATGCTAATTATTTTAATACAACAGCAAATGACGTTAGCTCTGGAGTGACGAAAGTCATGGTTGAAACAGGCAACGACGGATTCATAAGACACGGAAGTGCAGCAGCAATTAGATCATTTATTAATGTTGAGTCTGGTGCGACAGCAGATCAATCAGCTAGTGAGATTCTTACTCTTCTCAAGACTGTAGATGGAGCAGGATCTGGTTTAGACGCAGACACTCTGGATGGGATTACATCCGCAAGAATTCCTTATGCTCTTACTGGTAGTAATGGAACAACTAACACATATACTGTTGATGGTGGAATAGGGGCTAACAACATTACACGTTCGATGTTCTTTAGGGACAACGCACAAACTTTCGGTGCTCTAGGTATGCACATTACACACGCTACTAGCACCGCCTATGCTTTCCAGTTTGTTAATAATAGTTACTCCACTCCAAGTGCTCTTAAGGCACGGGTCAAAAATAATGGCACTTGGTCGAGTTCCGTAGATATTTGGAATAGTGGGAATGATGGTTCTGGTTCTGGGTTAGATGCAGACAAACTTGATGGTCAGCATGGGTCTCATTACTTAAATTATAATAATTTTAGTAATACCCCTACAATTCCTACTAACAATAATCAGCTTTCCAACGGTGCTGGTTATGTAACATCAAGCGGTAATACTGTTATCGGAACAGACTCTGACATCAATACGTCTGGTGCTACGGTTATAGACCAGTTGAACATGACAGATGGTGTCATAACTTCACATTCTACAAGGACACTGACTCTTGCAAACCTTGGTTATACTGGAGCGACTAATGCTAATAATTATGTTTTGCCATCCAGCATATCTTTAAACTCGCTAACTGTTGATAACAACAAGATTGATACTGATGGAACATTTGGAACATCCTATGGTTCCTATGGCATAGGAACAACGAATCTACAAAATGGACACCACAGGATTTTTGCGAAACCTAGTGACCATATGTATTTTGCTGCTGCTAGTAGTAAAGGTTTTCGGTTTAGACCGAACGGAGGAAGCTCTAGTGGTGGGGTGCAGAGTGCGATCACTAGTGCAGGAAACTTTGCGATAGGTGCTACAAGTGCTTCGAGTAAGTTAGCTGTTAATGGGGGTGTCGCTGTCGGAGGCAGTTACACTGGAGTTTCCGCTCCCTCTAATGGAATGGTTATTCAGGGTAATGTGGGTATAGGAACTAGTTCTGTATCGGGTTACTACGCCTTACAAGTTAATGGCAGCATTCAAGGTTCTTATAAGAGTTTTGTAATTGATCACCCCACCAAAGAGAAAAAGCAGCTTGTTCATGCCTCTCTTGAGGGGCCAGAGATTGGCGTATACTTCCGAGGTAAGAACACTACCGACACTATAACTATGCCTGATTATTGGGACGGTTTAGTAGACCTTGATTCTATGACAGTAGAGCTTACAGCTATTGGAGGCAATCAATCTCTATTTGTTGCATCTATGGAATCCAACGGAGATGTTGTTGTCGGATCAAATACCGATGAACCTTTGAATTATTACTACGTTATTTACGGAGAAAGAAAAGATATTGATAAGCTTGCAATAGAGGTTGACATTGAAGAAAATGAGGTTGAAGTAATTGAAACCCCCGAACCTGAAGTCGGGTCAGTTGATTACATAGACGCTGAATTATCTAATGCTTGATACAATATTCTTAATACCCATAGACCACAGAGGAATACAAGGACAGTTATTTAAACAATATCTCGATCTCCACTCTTGGTGCAAAGAAAACAACTCTGATATCTTTTCGTGTGGTGGAATGTTTCTTAATTTTGCGAGAAACTTCTTAGCTACTGGGGGTAAGGGAAATACTGATCCTAGGCCAATAGAGGCAGAGTGGTTGTTTTGGATTGATTCAGATATTCAGTTCACTATAGATCAGATAAAACATCTCCATAGTATTAATCCCAAACACAAGTTTGTTACAGGTTGGTACAAATCTGATCTTTCTGATCAGAGCATGGTGGGTAAATGGAATATAGATTATTATAGGAAACGTAATCATATGCCTTTTTTGTCCGCTAACTTCTTGAACGAGAAAGCAGAGTCATCTCCCACTAAATTAATCGAGGTAGATTGGTGCGGGTTTGGGTTTACGAAAGTACATAGATCTATATATGAGCAGATGGATTATCCTTATTACCCCCTCAATTCTGTTAGGATAGAAGGTTGTAATGACCCCAAAAACAAAGGAGAAAAGATAGACATCGAAGACTTATCTTATGAAGATGTAAGCTTCTGTAACAACTGTTACGCCCAAACAGGAATCAAACCCTTAGTTGTGCCTAAATTAAAGGTTGGTCACCTGAAACCTTTTTTGTTTTAAAAACCTTGAAAAACAATCGCGCCTCCTTTACTTTGAAAGCATATGAAACAAATTGAATTCACCGATCCAGAAAGAGCAGCTATGATTCAACTTTTAGATCTCGCTGTAAGAAACGGAGGATTGAAAGTCTCTGGTGCTGCAAATTATTTAGCAGCTAAATTTGAAGATCCTGCGCCACAAGAAGAAGCACAACAGGCAGATTCAGACGAGGAACCGAAAATAGAAGTTGAAGAAGTAGAGCAGTAATGGCTGTACAGAGGAATCAACCCAGCCCTCAAAGGCAAACAGTCTTAACATTCGTATCCCCGAATGTACAGGACTTATTGTTTTTTGAAACAGTAGATGCCCAGAGGGTTGGGAAGAAGCCCCCTGCATACGGAACCGCGCATCCTGACACTGTAAATTTTCCCGATCATACCCTAGCGTATGTGAAGCAAGCTGATCCTAATGGTCAGTTTTATTATTACTATTACGCTAATACGAGAACTTCTCAGGACGATTACAATTTTGAATATTCTCAATCAAGTCTGGGGCAGACAAAGTTTAATACTGTTGTTCGTACTTATATTAGTCTGAGGTCTTCTTTTAAAGAAGACGACAGCACGTTGACCGCTGGATCGGCTATGCCCACCGCACCAGCAGCAGCTAATTTTGAAGGCAAAGGTTACGTTTTGATGGGGCGACAGCAGAAGAGGATTGGTGACCGAGAACTTGATGGTATCTTTGTAGTCGAGCAAAGAACTTATTTTGTTCGAGAAGATATCGAAACTCTCAAATGGGATGATCTTTCTCACAGGAACCTAAAGAGTACAATTAGTTATTACTTTACTGGAGAAACTCCTTCAGGGGCTGGAGCCACGATTGATGAACTTGTTGTAGATTCTGATAACGCTTGGTGGCAGACCACGTTGACTGTAGATGATTCTGCTCCCGATCCCGATATAAAAGTAGCTTGTTATCGTGAAGGAAGACAGATTTCTTCTGATTGGTTTGAGGTAGTTAAGAAAGAAACGATAGCAGGGGAAGGTAATGGGAACATACTTAATGTGGATGAATACTTCACCACAATGGATCATACATTCCCCCCTGTTTTAGAAAGCATAAATGTTGTTGGATTTGAGAGGCATGATGGTCAGGTGTTAGCTTTTCCTGAATATCACATGAACCCTGAAGGTTACCGTGGGCCTTGTAAAACCAAAGTAACTGTACAATTTTCCCCTAACAAATTCACTGGTAGTAATGGAGGTGTGCCAGAAGCTAAAGCAATGATCCCCCAGTCATTTACTTTTGGCACACCTTATGTTCGTATATCTGTTCCTCCTTGTCTTATGGCTGGAGGAATTGTTCGTTGTTCGACAGGAACTGTAGATCCTGTTTACAAATATACTATCTATGAGAAAAAATTGCCCGAAACGAGACCCCCTAATCTAGTTGAAATAGCTGAAAAGGGTATCGTTGTTCGGGACAAACAAGAACCTGCTAGGGGTGGTTTTGTGCGGACTACTTGGACAGTTTTCCCACCTAAGTTTGATGACTAATGGCTAAAGAAGGTTTCTTCCAAAAGATTAAGAGTCTCCTTACCCAAGGGTCAGAAGAGGCTATCGATGAATTTGCGGAGGCAGAAGTAGCCGACACTTCTATTCAAGATCCTGAAGTATCGGATCTTCCTTCTTTTGAATATAAGCCAATGGTAGAGGGTTTAGCTGAAGCTACGGCTGAGTTTTTTGATCGGAGTGTAGATGTTGGGAGAGAAGTAAATCATGTTGATATTAGGTATCGTCAAGAGCATGAACCATATAGGTATGAGCCAGATGGAGATAAAACTCTTTGTATAACTAAAGCTCATCTTTGTGAGATACACCCGCAAGCTGGCCTTGCTGGGTTGGCTGCGGGTGCTCCAGATTCATCAGTAAGAATTTTTGACTTAACGCCTTTAAAGATAAAGGTGTTGCCAGATACAACAGTTATTTACACTACGTTTCATACGAACTCTCACGGTGCTATAATACCAGATCCAGAACATCCTGAGATTGATAACCCAAATTATGATGCGGATAATCCCGACCCTGCTGAACCTGCGAAGATTCCTGATCCCGATTATGGAATCTATAGGCTAGACCAAGGAGAAGCACTACCTAGCTCAACGCATTTTATTTTGCCGTCTGAGGCAAAAACTGATGGGGTTAATGGTCAGTATTTTATACCGATAGTTTACATAAAAAATGGGAAGTTAGAGCGGAATTTTTGGAACGACGAAGAAACACCACCAAGACAAACTCAGCTATATGGAGGGTTGGACGGACACAGGGGGCCTTATTGGTGGCATAGAGGTTACAATGCAATAAACAATTTAGGTGTAGGTAAAAACATATACAAAAATTACAACGCAACTTTTGACATAAAAAATTTCAGAAGTTTAGACGAAAGACCTTCTGTGGCACTTGGACAGTCTGATGAGGATGGTAATCCTATTACTACGGATAGAGAAGACGCAGAAGGCAATAATCTTGTAAACCCTCCCTTTTCTGGGGAAGCACAGGTTAAAGTACAGTATGCCGAGGGCGGTGATGAAATCCACATACAGGGAAACGATTACAATAAGCATTGGAAGATCGGAGGCCAAGGAGTAGGCATCGTAGAGGATGGACTTGTTACCTGTTTATCGGATCTTAATTGCAAGGATTTTGCTACAAGCGATTTAAACACAACAACTGTTATATCCTCGGCCTCCTCATATACTTCTGTTTTAAGTGGTAGCTCCACTGTCTCGGTTCCTAGAAACCCCGACATTAATAATGTGACAGCAGTTCTTACTAGTGCTGGGGTGGTCACGGTAGCCTTAGAACCCGAAGAATCTAACCTTGTTTCGGTTGTCTCTGCTTCGGCAGTAACAACTGCAGCAGCTCCTGTTACATCAGGAAACATGACTAGTGTAGCTCAAGGGCCTTCTAATTCAGATTTCGCTAATGATGTTTGGAGTGGGGGAACTGCTTCTGCGGGGGGTGGATTAACTGCTGTCAAAGTTGCTGGTTGTGGAAGCACGGGAGGCAGTGGAGATACTTGTTATTGGGTGTTAGGATATGAGGCGACAGGGCAGTATTCGTCTTCACCTCCTACATTCCCTTCTTTTATAACAGGAGCGAATCAATCCACGCCTGTCATAAAATCGTTGTCAACAACTGATGTTGTCGAAACAACTACAGATTTGAGTGTAATTCAATCTTCTGGTTCTTCGGTATCTGTTATTGCTAGTTTGAGCACATCTGAGGTAGCTACGGCAGGAAATACTGTAAATGTGCTTATGTCCAATCTGACCCCAGTAGATGTTTTGACGAGCACAGACACGGTAGCAGTGCTTTCAGCAGCAACAACTGTAGATGTCTTTGCCCCTACAGGGACGGCTCACACTACTGTTATTAGAGAAGCTACGAGCACAGAATTAGAATCAGAGAATTTTTCTTCAATAAAAGTAGTTGAATGTCCTACAACTGCTTCTTGTCCTGCTCCTTCTTCGGAATAGACCCCACCTTGACTATTCAGGGTTTTTCCGTTAAGTTTATGCTATGGCTACTCTTACCGTAGCGGGAGTCGAAGAGGCCCTGTCTAAATTTAAATCAGTAGGTTCCTCCTTCACGCAGGAACTAAACTTGGTATTACCCCGTCTATATGCAATGGGTATGTGGAGAGATCTTCTGTATGAGACCACAATCTCCACGACAGATGGTAATTTTACACTACCTGATGATGCTGAGGCGATTGTGTCAGCTTTGATAGATAACGATCCAGCAAAAGCTCAGAGTCAATTTCATGATTACAGGATAACAGGGAGGAATAGAGACGGGACTACTTTGGCAGGATTTGGTATAATTGATGATGGTCTTGTCCCCACAGTTAATGAACTAGAGGAGGGGAAGGATTATGTTATCCTTGTAGAGCCTATAAAACCTGAAACAAGTATCGCGAGGACTAGCAATAACTTCATAACAGTCACTGGGTTAGATAGCAGCACAACCCCTGAACCCAAAAAGTTTACCCCCGCTTTCGACACCGCAGGTACTGGAATTTCTTCTTCATTTACTTTTACTAAAGTTACTGAGATCAGGAATGGAGACTCAACATTAAGTCATCCCGTAAAAATAGTGGCTATGAATGCCTTAGATAATACGGAAAAACTTGAACTTGGCACGGTTCAGGAAGCAAACAAAGTTAACTCTTATAGGAGATACAGGATTGCTAACAGGGATAGTATTAAAAAGACTATGCGTGTCTTAGTTAAAAGGAAGTTTAAGCAACTTATAAACCCATATGATGTCGTAAGACCGAGCAATCTTAACGCTATTAAGCACGGTCTATTGGGTAACGTAGCCGAAGAGAATGCAGATTTAGAGAGGGCAAACTACCACTGGAATGTTTGCCGACAACTTCTCGATGAAGAGTTAGATGCTTATCGTGGAGAAGCCAAACCAATTTTGAAGTTCGATCCATCTGGATCGGGAAGCCGAGTAATTAATTTAACCTAATTTAATATGACTGAATTTATACAGTACCTTAGTGACAACAGAGACAGCATAATCGCAACACTGACAGCTATTGTTGCAGCAGCGTCTGCTCTTTGTGCTTTAACGCCAACTCCTAAAGATGACACCATTGTTCGCAAAATTTACAAGGTAGTCGAATGGTTGGCACTAAACGTAGGAAAAGCCAAAGATAAATAATGCGCTTCATGCGTTTACTAACCACTGCACTAGAAGCTTTTGTAGCTTATATAAACCTAAAGAATAGACGTTATATAGATGAGATCGAAGATGAAATTGATGAGCTTGCCCGTGATGGCTCTCCTTCTGCAAAGCTGCGGATTGAAAGACTGGGCAAGAGACTCAGTCGTGAACGACAGCGCACTTTACGATCCACCGACAATAACGCTGATTGAAGGCCAACAATATAATTTTGTTGAGGGTGTTTTGACTGGGAGGAAGAAACACAAATTCCATAGCGACTATTCATATTTAAGAGCAATTACTATTGGAAATAAATGAACTCCTCCAAATTGATAGACACCCTTTTAGGGACTATAACCCCCACGATAGCTATAGCTGCTTCAATGCAAGAGCAAATAGAATACTGGCTCCGTGTAATTTCACTAATACTAGGTATATGTGTCGCAGCCGTATCTCTATACAGATTAATTTTTAAATATAAAAAATGATAGGTTTAGCGATAGGACATTCAAGAAGAGGAGATTCAGGAGCTTACACTGTTGGCAAACCAAGCGTCAGTGAGAAAAAGTTCAATACTGAATTGTTACCTCTTATAACTCCTAAGCTAAAAGTTCCTTTTAAAATATACGATGACTACAAAGCCTCCAGTTATGTAGGGGCGATGAATTATGTTTCTCGTAAAATGAGGGAAGATTTGGTGGACGCATGTATCGAGTTCCACTTTAACGCAGCAGGGCCAAGAGCAACAGGACATGAATGGTTGCATTGGGAAACTAGCCGAGGCGGGAGAAGACTTGCTAATAAATTAAAAGAAGCAATGGATAAAGAATATCCTGATCTAGCTTCTAGAGGAGTTAAACCCAGAACTAAAGGACAGCGAGGAGCTTTGTTTCTTCGCAAGACTCCTTGCTATGCTTGCATAGCGGAGCCTTTCTTTGGGTCAAACTTATCTGATGTTGAACTAATACAATCAGATTTAAATAAACTAGCATCAGTTTACGCCAAAGGGATAAATGACTTCTATGGCAAATGATTATACCAAAGAGCATACGGATAGCGGGGCAAACAATAAAGATTCGTTTTGCCGATCTTAGCGACGACGATCTGTATGGTTATTATAGTCATGAGCGTAAAACTATTTTTATCTCTGAAGCTTTAGAGGGTAAGCCCCTTTTAAACACGGTTCGACATGAACTGATGGAAGCATCACTATGTCTTTCTGGAGTAGGATTCTGTGAAACCTTCGAACAGGAAGCTGTGGTGCGGTGTATGGATGAAGTCTTTTTCCCTGCCTACGAGCGTTTTTTAAAACGAGTAGGTGAGGGATGAGCAGAAGAAAATTACCCCAACACTTTAAAAGATCTAACGGTATGTTGGTCTTTACGCCTACTAGTGACCATGTCAAAGAGGCTTTTGAGCGTAGTGAAAAGCTAGGAGTTCTACCTAATTCTTTCACCAGAGGAGCGGGGCGTATGACTGGTTTCTTGGGTGAGGTTGCTTTTGAGTGTTTGTATCCTGAAGCTGTTTATGAAGGGGATGTGGCGTATACTCATGACTACGTGCTTGGTAAAAAGACGATAGACATAAAATCAAAAAGCTGTGCGGGAGTTCCTCAACCCCACTACACAGCTTCTGTGAATTGTCCTGAAGGAAAGAAATTACCTGCTAAAGCTTATTTCTTTGTTCGCGTTCGTAAAGATTTCCAAAAAGCTTGGCTACTTGGGTGGGCCACAGCTCTTACTATTCAAAAAAGAGCTGAATACAAACTTCGTGGTGAGCCAGATGATTATGGGTTTACTTACAAAGTTGATGGATATCATCTTCCAATAGCTGCACTTAGAAAGGCTGGTTCTCTAAAGTAGTCTCCTCATAGTCAATGTCGAATGGGGAGGTAACATCTATTATCCATATCTTGCCACTTCCTTTACCCACAGACTTTATAGGTCTAGTAGTTTTACTATGCTTTCCAACATCCTCTAGATGAGATAAACCATTTCTAATAAAGTCAATCTTGTTGGATGCTCCTAATGGACGGCCACCATTATATGAGTGCAGAGCTACTTGAAGTTCTAATATTGTTCCCCGCCATGTAGCCATCTTTTCGTTCTGCTCTCTACACGCTTTCGCGAAAAAGTCTATGAGTTCAGATACTTGAGATCGACTAGAGTTATCAAAGGCAGCGTAAGAAATACTCTTATCGATAAAGCTCTTAATACCAAATCGATCATCGTCTAGTATCTCTACAGGAGGCTTCCACTCCATAAGCCATTTAGCAAAATGGGGTAACTCCTGTTCGATGATAGCTTCTAACTCTGCCTTTTTAGGAAAGTCAAAAGGTTTCTTGCAAACCTTAAACGCCATAAGTTTATCTTTGTTGCTAGAGTCCATAGTCGGCAGCACACTCATAGAGTTGGGATCATCGTTAAGACTAACGATTATCCTGCCCGCCCAAGGAAGAGTAACTGCATCTGCATACTTGGCCATGAACTCGATTCTTGGATTAGCAACTCCACGCTTAATAAGCTCTGTAGCTTTACGTTGATCTTGGAAAGAAGCAGCACTAACTGTGTCATCAATAACCCAGCAAGCAGCTCTACCTAAGTCTTTATTAAACTTTGTTCCACCAGACAGGTAGTCACTTGCATCTGCGAATCCCCCCACAAGGGCTGCAATAATCTTATTAGATACAAGTGTTTTACCTCTTTTGGCAGGGCCAACTAAAATACAAGCCTGACCTTGATCCTCTTGGTTGTTGTAGAAAGCTTTGTAGTATCTTTGTAACCACCCAAAGAAATAATACTTACTCCGAATCTTCGTAGAATCTACAAAGAACTGATCGAAAAACATATTAAGCCAAGGCCACTTGTCAGGATCTCCATCAGATGCAGGTTCTATCGGACACACTGTAGCTGAGTTGAGGATCTGCAAACCGTTGTAGGAAACAATCCTTTCGTTTCTTCTAAAGACTACGGGGGCGATCTCATCAATTCTGTTCGTATTACTTATAAGAACAATAGCTGCTTCAACTTCAGATACGTTTTCTCCTTTCTTGGGTCTCCCTCCTTTGAATCCTCTTTGCTTTAACTCTAATACCAATTGATCTCTAGGTATAGGTTTCGCTGTTCCATGTAACAGTTTAAAGAACTGTCTACCGTTAAACCAATACTCATCAAGAAGATCGCCCATCTTTTGCTCTTCAAAGTCTTTGACAAAGTCAGGGCCAAAAATATCTCTCCATGTTTTCCAAGCTGCGTCACGATCTGAATAAACAATCATGCCATCTTCAAATACCTGACAACCTTCTCTCTCAATCCCGTCATCGATCCAGAAGAGAGGGCCTCTTGAACCTACTTCAAAGTCTCCTATCCATCTGTTGGGGAATCTCTTTTCTACCTCCTCTGCAATAATATCAATCGGAATAGATGTATCCTTTGATTCTGGGGGCTTCTCTTTAGCTGCTTTAAATAAAGCTGTTTGAACAATAGAGCTAGGAATCTTACCACCCATCTTTACCCAATCTGTTCCTATCTCCATCAACTGAGAAGGGGCTTCTGACTTTTTGTCATACCCAGCGAAGATCTTGTGGTATTGAAGCATCTGCTTTAGATGCTTAAAGAATGGAGTTACTAGTGTGTAGTGGATAGACAGCGTCTCTTCTAATTCAAAGAACAACCGTATGTATCCACTATATGTCCTGCAATACCATGCTGGAAGAGCTTTCGGACACTTCGCATTGATGATGTCTTTTACATTCGGCCAATCAGGTGGGGCATCGAAGTCTGCTGGGATCGCGTGGATCTTACATATTTTGTTTTCCCCTTCAATTCGTGCATTTGGATTTATGCCCTCGAACCCTGTTAAGAAGGCATGATCTGTATCACTCTTAGCACACCATTCTCTATATAAAGCTTTTGATTTAAAGTGGGGTATTGGTTTTACTTCGATCTCTGTTGGATCGTTTACTGTTATTAAAGCGTCTTTTGATTTTAAGTTTTTAAGGTATTTAATTTTCATTTTTCATATCTGTCTTGTATTGATCCTTCTGCGTCTACGGGTATATCGTCAATCCATTTAGGGGGTTCCGACATAATTCTAATGACTTCTTCTAAAGTCTCTTGTGCTTTATCGGCATCCGATTCCACAACTAGTTCATCATGAACGTGCATAATTATTTTATGACCTGCTGCATCAACTCTTAGGAGCATATCAGAAAAGATATCTCTCGCTAATGCTTGAGAGGCATTCTCTGCTACTAGACCTCCCCATAATCTGACGGCTGCATACTTGCCGTGACGAGGGACTTTAGCCGTGTATTGTGTGTTCTTTGGGTCTCCCCCTTTTTGCAGAGTCCCGTAATCTAAAACTCTCCCGCTTGGAAGTTTGACAGTGAATTCAGATTGAAGCTCATTGCCGTCTTTATCGTATCCTTTTGTAGCACGAGTAGATGCTGCAATATCTTCACTATAGGAGAACCAAAGATCCTTAATCTTCTTCATCTTGTTCCTGTAAGTATCCACTCTTTTCTGAGCTTCCTTTTCTGTGATGTTAGACATACTCGCAAATCGTTTTGCTCCCGCCCCATAACCACAACCTAAGACCATCGCCTTAACAGCGTGTCGTTTTTCTGGGTCTTCTTTTTTAAGTATGCCATCCTCTTTATCCCACATCCCAAATCTGATGGCAAAGGCTTCGTAGATATCATCTGTGTTTTTAATCTCCTCCATCATTTCGCGATCCTTAGCTAACCAGCAAAGTGTTCTTACTTCAATCTGAGAAAGGTCTACCACGATTAATTTTTTGTCAGGTTCGGGGCAAATTAAATGGCGTAGGGTTACACCAAACATCTCATCCCTCGGTAAGTTCTGTAAATTGAGGTTACCCCCAGATCCACTAAATCTACCCGTGTGTGCTCCAAAATACATACATCCACCGTAATATCTACCGTCGGGCATGGTGGCGTAATCAAAGCTCTCTAGTTTCTTTTTGATGGAGTTTATTCTTCTCCAGTTCTTAACAGCTCCTATCCACTTGTGTTGTTCGCTATGCTCCTTGATCCACTCTTGGGCATCTTCATCCGCTTCCGCGAGACTTACTGGTGGTTCAATACCAAGCAATAAACACTGCTGATCAAAAGCTGCCCTACTAAGAAGGGGTTTCTCATCCAACCAAGGGATGTTTTCTTCGGCTTCAAATAAAGCTTTGTTGATTGTCTCTAACTGTTTCTTTAGAAGTTCAGTATCAATTGGAATGCCTCTTTGAACTATCCTTCGATTTACCCGACTGATGTCCCTTTCAAACTGAGGCCATTTATCTTTAAGTGTCTCCCATAGCTTGAGACATAGTTCACTATCCTTGAGGGCATATTCACTGACCTCTTCTTTAAACTCTGGGGACATATCCTCCCATCGTTTACCAGACATATTGTCTCGTGTAGATTTGTCTACAGAGAGATTGAAGAGTTGAGCCGTGGATCCTTTTAATGATCTAGGTAACTTGCAATATGCTGCTAGGTCTGCAGTGCAGTGCCATTCTGCTGGTTCACAATTAGGCCACCAGTTACGGGATACACCATACAGGAACAAGGTTTCATCAAAGGAGGCATTGTGTGACAGCACAATATTGCCATCCAACAAACTCCAATCAAAATCTTTCGGATGACCTACAAAGCTTGTCCCCTCTGTTCCAACGACGGATACCATGTAGGCATCGAAGTTGGGGTGACTAAAGTATCCCAAAACTCCTAGAGTTTTTATTGAGCATTCTTTGTCATAGTAGGTTTCGTAATCTAAAGCAAAAGTTTCCATAATTTAACTTTACCCCGCCCCCAATTAGTGAGCAATGATGCTAATAGGGGACGGGGTATATGTTATTGGGCTTTTATGCGCTTACCCAAGGGCGGATGACTAACCAGTGTGATATAAACACCGACGCATTACCAGATTAATGTAGGCTGTTTCCTTCAACATAATCCTCTGTAGGAGCAAGTTCCAAAAAAGTCTCCTTATGGATATCCTGAAGATTCTTCTCAAGCCCTTGTAAAAGAATTTTATTAGCAGTCAAAGCAGTCTGTGAATTTTCCAGAACTGACTCTAACTCCTGAATCGTTTTCTTCATGGCTTTGATTTCAGCCTCATAAACTTCTTGGTGTGTAAGAGTAGCCATATTACTGATTCATAAACCCTTCCACAAATGAGATTACTTCTTTGCTTGGCTCATCTTGCGTAATAGCAAGAGAAGGTGCAAACCATGAATACTTACCTCTGGTGATAGCAGAGGAAGTAAGATTCCACAACCTAGTGTGAATTGGTGTAGTCTTGTTAAATACAGCAAAGGTAGTCAACCTTTTGAAGGTCTGCCTATAGGCATCCTTCGCTACATTAATGCGACCCATAGCGTAGTTCTTCTTACCTAGCGGAAGAGGGAAAGCCTCAACATCATCATCCCCCTCAAAGAGGAAAGTGATCTCAGCAAATTCAAGGAGGTTATACTCGCTATCCAAAGCTAGTTGATTCTTCTCTGCTTCAGACCCCGCAATTCTGGGGACATCGTCAGAGTCATAAGGGATATCCTCTCTCCATTGCTTTGTTGCAATCAAAGGAACAACTTTAATAGCCGTCTCTGGCTGGGCTAATACAATAGACTTATCTAGGACGATAGACCCGTAAGGAGCGGGTTCGCCATCGCGACAAGTAATGTCGCTAGTCTTTTGGACTACGTTCACGCGAGGGATGTCAATATCCGAAGCGTCGATTGTGTCTGGCAGTGCTGCTGTTGACAGTGCATTGACAGGTTGGGTTGCTAGTTCAGTTTCTTTACTCATGTTTCTAGTTTCTTGTTTCTAGTTTCTTGTTTCTTGTTATCCTCAAGACAATGTATGCCTTGCGGGAGATTCTTCGATGATCCCTTGGTCATTGCATCTCTGCATAAACTCATCGGATCTGTTTTGCTTTTGTCCCCTCTCGGCTTTGTCACCGATTGACTTCGCCACTTTCGCGAGAGGGATGGAAACTTGTTCTAAGACTTGATCGCTGTCCAATCCAAAGTCGTTAGCCAGCTTAATAAATTTCTTTTTGTCTGTAATGTTACGCCTACCCGCCATTTGTTTCAGGCGAAGGTTAGGGAACTCCAGACCTTCTTGAGCTAATTTGATTGCTCTTTTCTTAAATCCGTCCGCCCAATTGGTAACGATTTTTTGTATAGCCCACAGTTGCTCTATAACTTCTGGGTCTTCCGTAGAATCGAGATCAACATCAGGAAGTTGTGGGTTAATTTTTTTAGCAACTTCTACAACAAGTCCCCCAAGAGCAGGGCAAATGTCTTCAAACTTACAGAATCTACAATTAACCGTTGGCGTAAGCTCTCCCAATTCTGGAGTTCCATTATCCCACTTTGGCCTAACTCTTTCTGCTTCGAGTATGACAGAAGAAAGATCGTCGATAAGGTCTTCTAATTCATCTCTACTAAAAGTGTCAGATAAGATTTCATTCCGTTGTGGGATGAAAAATACGAATTCAATCTTTTCTAATTTAGGGAACCTCTGGAAACACCCTATTGTATAAGCACGAGCTTGATAATTATTTTTGGGAGTGTCGATCTTACTGATACCCGTTTTGTAGTCGATCAACACCCCCTCTGTTTCCCCATATATGCTGAGATGGTCACAGGTTCCAAAGGTAGAAGTTCCTTTCAATTCTATATCGAGGATAATTTCTGAGTGAGTCTCAGATAGATCTCTATCTTCGTAGTTCTTCAAATACTCAGTCTGGTCAGCAATGATTTCTTCGTAAATAGAAATCTCTTCTTCAGACTGTAGATTAGATGGATCTAAAATTTCTATAGCTTCGTGGATACGAGTACCCATTTCAGCAGCAGCATTAGTACCTTCTCTACCTTTGTAGCCAGCGCAACCCGCACAGTATTTTAAGGAGGACGGAGAAAACTCAGCGTGTCCTCTGTCAGCGTGGTCTGGTATGTTCATCAGACGCACTGTGGAGCAAACCTAGAATTAGGTCAATTGTTTTTTCAATTTTTTTGTGTGTCCCTGTAATAACGGGCAACAAGGAATGCATCGACCATTCCGTCATGGGGTTTACGACACCTTTTATTTTTTAACCAACACTCTTTTGGGGCCAGCTCTTCTGCTTTGGCGATAGCAGCTTGCTTGGTCATTCCTTTCCCAATGAATCCCAACATTTTCTTTTGCCATTTATGAACAGATATTCGTTGGACATCATATTCATTTGCTTCCGCCATTCCCACAATCTTTCCAAAAGACAACGCCATAGACCTTACAGCTTGAGAACTCTTTGCATGAGCTAGTGGCTCTTCGATGGCAATAGTAAAAGGTGTGTTAAGAAACAGAATCCATTTCTTTAAAGCACGAGTATCTACTTCTCTCTTTTTGAGAACCCATTTTGTGGGCATTACAATCTTGTCTATAACCGACCCATCGAATTTAGATACAGCGCAAAGTCCTCCGTCTAATCCGTTGTCTATTCCTATGATCAAAATAAATTTAAAGTAATGATTAAACCGTCCCCTTCTGCGGGAGCGTATATAAATACATTCTTGGGGAGAGCTTGTAAAAAGAAAACTTCTTTTGCAGTGGATGGTAGAACTCTATAGAACGCTCCTTCTAGTTGTTTGATTGAGAAACTAAAGTCTTCCTTCAAAGGATCATCTTTTCTTATGATCACTTTGGGGTTGTGAATAAGCTCTTTGTCTCTGAACAACGTCATTACTTTTCTACTATACTTGTGTCCAAAAAGCACGGAGCTGCGGGGCCTAAGTCGCAGTCGATTAGTTGAGACAAAGCAAACCCTGCGTCTTCTTCAGATAAACCGTGTTCCTCTTGTAATATTGCTTTCGCAATAGAGCTGCTATAACACGCAACAGGAGGCCCGTTTGCTAGTTCCACTATACCAACTAAAGCGTCTTCTAGTTGATGAAAGAAGATGACCTCCGCAAAACTTTGTTCTTTCCCATTACTGGGAGTCAGACTCCTTTTATTATAAGGATCTTTTTTGGGGTCATAATGCCAAGAGAAGTTGTCAAAATTATTTATCATTTGGTTCAATGTCTATAATGGTTCCTTCTCCTCTATCGGCTTTCTTGTTATTAAGAATAGATATATCTATCTGCATTTTACTAGATGCTCCCCCTCCTGTTTTAGAATTTAATCCTAAATTTCTTCTTATGAGTTGATCTAACTCAGATAGTTCTCTCACTGTCTTAGGCCCTTTTAAGTTGTTCATATTGTCCCTTAAAAGTTTAATTCCCGCAGCAGCGATGTAGTGCTGATATTTATCAGCGGGACTACTTTGACTATCTGCGATCTCCATCATCGTTTGATCTTCTTCCATGCGAGCATCATGCTTTGCTCTAAGAACAGCTTCGTCGGTCATGTTCTCTAAGTTTTGCTCTATGTCTTGCCCTAATTTATCTTGGCATTGTTGTGCTACAGGTTCATGTTGCACTTTCTCCGACATCTCCAGACCATTTTTTCTGGCTGGTATCCCCCTTTTTTTAAACCAACGTCTTACTGTTCCTGCATGAACACCCAACTCCTTCGCAATCGAACTTGTCTTCCAGTCTAAATTATACAATTCGACTGCACGTTCTTGAATTTCTTGTTTGGAATTGATACCCATTTTTTTCTGATTTATTGTTTATAATAATTATGGCTTTAAACGAACAAAGGAGCAAGCAGTTACTGGAACCAAGAATAGATCCTACAACCAAAAGTATGGATGTCGGTGGTTTTAAAATTCCACCAACTAGCTTGCTTACTGCACTTCTATACGGGTTTGCAAACCACGAAGTTGTCGCAGCGAGGGAGTATTATTTTTGGAGAATATGCGATGAGCTATGGAATAATGATGAGTTGCCAGAAAAATTAATGGTTCGTCATCCTTGGGCTACGCTCATGATTCGCGCAGCTCTAGAGAATAAATACCTTGCTGTTGGTGGATCTGCTTCTTCTGGTAAGTCTCACACTATGGCAGCTTGGGGTATCATTAACTGGTTATGCCAACCACAAGATACACTGGTTCTAATGACATCCACCACGCTTCGCGAAGCCCGTAAACGAATCTGGGGTAGTGTAATGTCTTTGCTGTCTGTGATTGATGATGCACCAATCAAGATTCGGGATTCAATTGGAAACGCAGCTTACATTAATGAGAAAGGAACACTCATCGAAAGAGCGGGGCTTTCCTTGATTTCCGCAGAAAAGAGCAAGACTAAAGAAGCTGTCGGAAAATTTATTGGTATCAAACAGAAAAGAGTGATCCTGATAGGGGATGAGCTTTCAGAACTTTCTGAAGCTATCTTAAATGCAGGACTTACAAACCTTTCTAAAAACCCATCATTCCAGATGATAGGAATGAGTAACCCTAATAGCAGGTTTGATGCATTCGGTATTTGGTCTACGCCCAAAGATGGTTGGGATAGTGTGGATACAAACCTTGATGATGAATGGGATACAAAGTGGCAAGGGAAATATCTACGCTTAGACGGGGAAAAATCTCCGAATATTCTGGCGGGGGAAACTGTTTATCCTTGGCTACCAACGGAGGAAAAACTCGTTGAAGACAAAGCTTTACTGGGAGTCGAAAGCAGGGGGTATATGCGAATGGTCAGGGCGGTCTTTTTCGACAGTGATGAGACCACAGGCATATATACTGAGAATGAGATCACATCTAGTGGAGCCATGAAGAAAGTAGAGTGGCAAGGGACACCTGTAAATCTATGTGGTATTGACCCTGCTTTTACAAACGGTGGAGATAGAACAATTTTATACACTGCTAAATGTGGCTATGATACTGGCGGTCAATATGTTATAGAGTTTGGTGAGGCCATTCACTTAAACGACGATGCCACAAACAAAGCAGTTCCAAGAACTTATCAAATAGTTCAGCAGATAAAAGATAAGTGCTTGAAACTAAAGATCTTGCCAGAGAATGTAAGCGTTGATGCCACGGGAGCGGGTGCTCCTTTCTGTGATGTTCTGGCAGGAGAGTGGTCAAACAAGTTCATGCGTATTTCGTTTGGGGGAAAAGCGAGTGATAAACGTGTTAGTGCTAATAGCCCAAAAGTTGGTTTAGATTTGTATGTAAACCGAGTGTCAGAGCTTTGGTTCGTGGGAAAAGAATTGATGAGAACAAAGCAAATCTTCGGAATCAATTCAGATCTAGCCCAAGAAATAACTGAAAGAAACTACGACATGGTAAAAAGTGGAAGTCTCCGCATGAAGATTGAATCAAAGCCAGAGTTCAAAGCTAGATTTGGTAGGAGTCCTGACTTAGCAGACGCAGCCTTTTTAGCCTTAGATTGTGCAAGGCAAAGGCTGGGATTAGTAGCGGTTGACCCACCCGACACGACAAATTCTGCAATGCCTTATAGAAGAACGACTATAAAAACTTTAAGTAGTGCTTTACAAAACGCTGAGGCTACCCTCATCGATTGACTTTTAATACAAAATACATTAAATTTAGGCTATGTCGGTTACTTCTCTTGCCAATTCTCTTGTCTTTGATTCGTTAAAACGAAATAAACCTGTACTTGATTTATACAAATCTTTTATAGAAGGAAAAAGTTCTCCAAATCCTGCTTCAAGTGGGGTCAAAAGATTTTTAGGCATCGTAGATTCTCAAGACGAAGAGGAAGATGATATCACTAAGAACTACATGGATCTATCACAGAACCAAGCAGAGATCGATGCCAATTTGGAAGCAGCGGGGTTTGAATCAAATCCTCAAAGGGAAGCTCGGTTAGCCGAACAAGAGAGAAAAGCCGAGTTAGCAGCTTCAGATAATCTAGAGCAAAGGAAAATGCTCAGGGGAAGAATCACTGAGGCTTTTGGTAGAGGTCTTTCTAGAAAAAACTTAGCCAAAGAAATAGGTATCCTCAGAGGAGAAGCAGCAAATCTTGATATTGATCCTACCGCTTTCGAGAGGGAAGTAAAAGAAGAGCGTGGAATCTTTAACGAAGAAGCAAAACGTAAAAGAGATTATGATAATTTCTTTGCGCGAGCGAATGACCCAAATAGAACTTTGGGTTCTGGGTCGAGACGAGAAGTATACTCTAGGAGGAAAAGATTGAAGTTAGCTAAACAACTACAGAAAGATGGATTCACTAGAGCTGCTGAAGCGGTTGCTCTTGATTATGCGCGTTCGCCAGAAGCAATGGCCCCCGCAATTTCAACCCCTGCTTTACGCAGACAGATGGAAGAAGACTCAAGTAGAGCTAGGGAAATAAGAGATATGAACAGAGGATTGACTCAGCTCTTGATTGCTAAAACACAGCAGGAACTTAAAGATCCAGAATTTAAACTCTTCACATAATGTCTGAATCTCTCTTTGACTTTGAAAGGGACATTGCTCCCGAAAGAAATAACTTTGGTTTTACAAGAACCGAGTCAGCATTTCTTAATGCCAAGGCTGATCAACAGATCATGCCCCAATTAGATTTGATGGTAAAGTTGCGCGGGCAACTCCAAAAAGAACGGGCTTCTGACCTTGCTTACGAGACAAGTGTTTTTGAATTTAAGCAGAGAAAGAAAACCCTCCGAGAGCAGAGAGACAGCGATATACGAGCAGAAGAATTATTGAAACCCATTCAAGACATTGTGGAGAATGATCAACTGAATGAGTTTGAGAGAGTAGAACAATTGAATATCCTTCAACTTCAGAACCCTGAAGTGTTTGCCAACAGTAAAGTTGCACAACAATCCGCTGCTGCTGCGAATAGATTCCTCGCTTCTAAGATGAAACAGAGAGACGAAAAGTTGGTCAAAGAACGTAAGGAAGAAGAGGAACAAAAGAAGAGGTTGGATACCACAGGCTTTGATATTAATTCGCTATTTAGCTATGAAACAGATGAGCAAGTTCAGGAGCTAGAAGATTTTTACAAAAGTCCTGACTCAGATGATGGGGAAGACTTTTCTCCAAGAGAACAAGCTAATGTTAGAACCGCTCGTTTTGCAGCTAAGAAAAACCAAGCTGAAAAATTAGAACGGGAAAGGAAAGAAAAGGAATCCTTAACTAAACAAATGTTTAGTAACCAGTTTGAGGCTGGGAAGCTATCTCTAAATGATCTGGATGACATTCAGAAAAGAGTAGGAGATGCTGTAAAGAGTGGTACATACATGACTAACCAAGAGAAAGCCAAGGCACTAGAGCCATTCCAAGGTTTGGTTGTTGGAGAAGGAACAGATGCAGAAGCAACACTTAGTGGGACAACTAGGGAAGAGCTAGATAAAAGCATTAATGATGCTCGTTCTAATCTTATTAAAAAACTTACTAAACTGAGGATGGATCAGAATAAATTTTTGAATGCTAGGTTTAGAGAACTGGGGGGAGTACCCGCAACTTCAAAACCCAAACGGCCAACTTCTAAAAAAGAACAACAAAAAGATTCAAAAAGATCAGAACTAAAAAACCTTATAAATCCTTAACAATAAAACACTCAACATATTGCTTCTGCTATGTCAGACCCAAGCGAAACCAAACCGACAGGCTCATTTAACCCAACGCCATACGATATATGGGCCACTCAAAATTCCTTTGAAAATGAATTAGAGGGGAGGACTAAACACCTAGATCATCTCCGCTTAGAGTATATCAAAGCAGGGAAGTATGATGAGGAAATGGAAGGTCTTTTCCAAGAAGAGTTTGAAAACTCTTTGATCGACAATAAAATATTAGACCCCCTCAACGAAGCAGAAGTTGGTGAAGCTGTTCTAAGTTTTTCAGGTGTTCTCCCTTCTAATGATAAAGACGTTCTTTTTATTAAGGACAACATGGCTGAAGGAAGTTCAATTATGGACTTTGAAGAAGGGGAACAGGAAAAAATTCTACGATATGCAAAAGCTTTAGAGACAGGACAGGAGATACCTGAAGACATTAATGTTAACGAAGTTCATGAAATTGCTCGTCAAAAAAGACAGAACTTCATTACAGAATTATACGAAAACGATCAGCTAGGGGCAGGTGTTTATTACACTAAAGAAGGACAGCGTATTTTTCTTGGTGGGAAAATTGACGAGAATTCTACGGAAGCGGATGTCCTTGAGCAAGGTAGAGATTTCGGTGTAGTCCCTAGAGATGTTTTTACTCTAAGAAAATTTAAAGAAGTCCAAGCAGATAAGAATGGCTTGGAGTTTTATCAAGTAGATCAAAGGCAGAGGGCAGAACAAAAAATTCTTCCTTTTCTAGACCCTAAAGATGATCTCAGAGATGAAAAGATTAGAGCACGGTTTGATGCTCTCGCTACTAGCTTGGGGAAAGAGAAGTCTTGGGGTATGCTCCGCAAAGGCTTTGATTCTACTGGTGAAGTATTAACTTGGGCAGGATCAAATATAAGAGAGGGTTGGAACTGGTTGACTTTTGATGAGGAAGAAAAGAAAGAGTCTGAGGATTACCAAAGATATGAGGCTTTGCGGGAAGAATATGAGGATGAGGTAGAAGAAACAAGACAAGAACTTATAGCAGAATTATCTGAGAGAACGGGTATCCGTGGAGAAGTCTTAGAAGATGTTGTTGATGATATGGTTGTAGAGATTGCAGCCAATGGATCAGAAACTTTAGACCCTACTCTTATCTTTACGGATGATGAAGATGATCTAAAACAAAATGTTATTCGAAGAAACTACAAGGGGACTTTTGTTCAACCAGCTATGGCTCTCAAGCCAGAGATGTTTAGAAAAGCTCTTAAACAGTCTGGATTTAGTGAGGAAGAAATTGAGATAGAGGACACAAAAAGACAGGCGGAAAACGAATTGTTAGCTTCCACTCGCAGTAAAATTTTAAGGGAAGACGAGAATTATCAAGACAAGTTTGAAGCTGCTGAATTGGATGGAAGACAAGCAGGGCTTACTCAAGCAGAGATACTTGAGAAATTTGTAAAGGAAGAAGATCCCAACTTGGGGTTGGCGGGTATTGGTCAAAGTATTGGGCAAAGTTTTTCTACTCTATTTTACGGGGTGGGTGCTTTGTTTGGTTCGGAGTATGGAAAAGAAGGACTCCTACAGAATGCCAAAGACCAAGCTCATCTAAATCAGATGAGAGAAATCTTTGGTCAAGATGCAGGAATGGGGCAACAAATATTAGAGCAGGTTGCCCCACTTATAGTTGATGGTGCGATTACCTTTACGGCAGGGCTTCTTGCCGTTCCTTCAGGTGGAACTTCGGTAGCTGCAGCAGCGGGTTACTTCACGGCAAAAACAAGTGCGACTGCCACAGCTAGAGCGGTATTGAAAAATACTTTTAACACTGCTTTGAAGCAGCAAATCAAACGAGATGCTTCAGGTAAGCTAATCAAAGAAACCACAGGACAAGCTGTAAAGAGATTACAGGCAGCAGGAACATTAAAAGGTTTGTCTAACCGTGAAATGATTTCTGCGGTTAAAAACTACAACAGTAAACTAGCTAAGTCACTGGGAATTGGAACGGCTACGTTTGTTCCCGCAGCCATGCGTTCAGGTAGTATGACGTATGGTGCTGTCTACAAAACTATAACTGATGACTTTACAAATAAGTATCAAGTTAATGGTGAATGGGTAGAGGGTTGGAGTGAAGAAAGGGTAAAAGAAGAAGCCCACAAAGCAGGTTTTGAGGCGATGATAACTGCGGGTACAACTACAGGTCTTATAACCGCTGCAATGGGTAAGATAGGTAACGGTATGTTCGGGGGTGTTGAGAATGCGTTCCTTGCAGGAGTCAGCCTTAAACAACTAAAAGTAGCTACCGATAGAATGGTGAGTCGAGTCTCTTCAGACGAGGCTTTCTTAAAGGCGATGACCGATGCTGTTGCATCAACAATGAAAACAGGTTTGATCGGTACATCAATGCGAATAGGTAAGAGTGGTATTGGTGAAGGAATAGAAGAAGGTATTGATGAATTTGCGAACACAATCATCCAAGACGCTTGGACAGACAAAGATACTTCTTTCTTAGAAAAAGCAACGGGTGCTTGGCATGGTGCTAAGATGGGTTTCTTTTTAGGAGCTGGTGCTCCCGCTATCAGTAAGGGTGTAAAAAACTTAGCTCCTGTAAGGGGGGTAGATGCTCAAGCTATGCAAGAAGCAGAGCAAACAGTTGATACTGAGTTCAGGAAATTGTTAAAAGCATCGGGTGATCTAGAGCGTTTTGAAGAA